GCCCTGCAACTCGCGAGCGAAATCTGGATCTATGACACCAGACCTCTGCAGGTGTAAGAAAGTCATGTCCGGCTGCATGTCCAAGTTTATCTTCCTAATGTCGGCCATCATCTGGTCCTTGGCGCTGAAATCTATGTACGCAGTCCAATCCAAAAAACGATAACCTCCCAATTTAGAAAGTTCCCTAGCCATTGCTGGCTGCTGTGCCATCCCTATGTGCAGTATCTTCATTCGCGTTCCTTCTCCAGCTTCTTAATAAATTCGTCGTAACCTTTAACCCTCTTGGATTTTTTCGGCTTAGTGATCCCAAGTGGAACGTCACCGCTTCCGTCAGATGTTCGCGTTGGGAGAACCGGCGCACCCATTCCTGGTACCGAATCCGGCGTTGCAGCTCCACCGTCCACGTCTTCCTCAATTGTAGCCAGCTTTTCGTAATATTTAGGATCCTCAACTAAGTGATCCATTGCAATTTCCTTTGCTAGATTTTTATCGGATGTGTGTTCACTTTCCACCTCAATTCCTATTGAAAGTTTTCTAGTGATTTCATCCATTGTCAGATCATGCATTTTTGCTATGTTTTCGAGACTCAAACCATCAGAGAGTCCTCCATTTAATCTATTCATGCTTTTATATGTTGATGTTGAAATAGTTTTCCACTTGAACGGTGTCGTACATGCGCCTCTCCTTGCCTGGCATCATTGCTTGTGTGCCAGGAGACCACATTTCGTAGTGCTGCGCTATCTCCTCTATCCTGTTCTTGAAGTTTACGTTCGCCGAGGAGTTCCAAAGCTTTGCCCTGATGTCCTTACGAAGCATACTGAAATGGTGCATCTCTATGACGTTTCTGGTGAATGCCATTATGTTCTTAGGAGGCATCTTCCTAGTAGGGTCCGCTACTACCGGCCACCTCAGGCCCATCTCTAGACGGCGTTCGTCTATCCTGTATAGGAAAGGAACGTAATACGTCTCAGGCGGATCCAGCCTGTACCTAGGGTCTTTGTAGTACGTCTGCATCATGCAGGCACTAGAGTCGTACCCGTCCTCGATTATTATGCTTTTTGCCTTGGCAAACTCTGCCGGTTTGTAGTACTCGTCGCAGTCCATTGAGATGAAGTAGTTACATCCCGCATTCCTGCAAAGGTCCAGCCCTATCTGTCTCTTCGCTATCTCGTTGCCATGGCCCTTCTTCGCGGATGCCGGATCGTACTCGAATATCTGGTCAACCCATCCTCTTGTCATAAGGTCCTCGAGAACCGGACGCAATGGGGACTTCCTACTTATTCCGAAGTTGGACATCTCCTGAAATACCACGCACACAAAGTTTACACTTTCGCGGATCGATCTAATCGACCCCTCGAGCAGCTCCTCGCCGTCGAATAAATTATACGCTGCTCCCGTCATGCTGCCCAGTAATATTTGGTGAACAATTTCTTCCCGACTCGGTGCAGGTAGTCTTCCTTGCCAGCCGCAAGCTCCTTGGTCCTCTGCTTGATTGCTTCGTATTCCTTTGTAGGCTTGAGCTTGTACACGGTGTTCAGCTTTCGCATCACCTCCGGATCAGAGATGTCGTCGTCCTCCTGCTTGATGAAGTCTGCGAAACCTGGGTCTCCATCCTTAAGTTCCATCTTCTCGACGTCGTCCCTGTGATCGAAGTAGTAAAACCATATCTTCTGTGCCGGTCCCGTTATCGACTCCCTATCTGGCATCACCCCATCCGGGTGAACTTCCATAAGCAGGAAATCGTATGCTGCCGGTCCGTAGCCCTTGTCGGCTGCCGACTTCGTGACCTGGAACGGTTCTCCGGATTCGCGTATCGCCTCGATCCAAGCCAGAGCCTTCCTGTCCTTGAAGTCGTACACGGTTATGGCGATGCTCTTCAGAGCCCTGTGCACAATGACACCGATGCTCACGTTCGATAGCATGTCCAAAGTCGAGACTGCACGCTCGTTGAGCATTTCATTTACGAACTGTTCGAATAACTTTATCCTCATTGGAGTAATATTTTATTTCCGACTATGTTTGATATGTTTCCATAAAAGAGGTAGCTCTCCTCGTCGACGCTCTTCTTGAACCAACTCATGTCATGGTCGTTGTTCGTATAAAGCTTTGCGTTCTTGCTGTGACCCATCCCGCCGAACAGAGTTCCGTTCTGGTGTCCCTTAATACCTATGGCGATAGGTCTCGACGGCATGAAAGTCTTGCCGACCAAAACTTTCCACAGCTCTATGTCGGTGAACGCATAATTATCCTTAGGCCACCTCATCTTCCTCAGGCCTTCGCTGGTTACCATAGTACAGAATGCAGATGCCCTGCCTGAATGTAAATGCTGGTTGAAACCCCTCAACGCAAGATGGTAGTAGAATGTCGTACCTATTCCGAAGATCTCCGGCTTCCCGTGGTTCTCCCACTGCTCCATCATTATGAAGATGTACTCGGGATCGTAGTAATCGTCGTCCTCGATCAGGAACGCGACGTCGACCTTGTCTGAGATGCGCTCGGAGCCGAGCCTGTATCTCTTGGTGATGTCCTTCTCCATACTGTTAGACGGCGGATCGTCGACGATCGATATTAGATCGACCTTCCTTGTCTGCCTGTCCAGTTGACGCAGTGCAAAGTTAAGTAGTTGTGGCCTATCGCCTCTGGTTGGTATTATCGCGCCGATCTTCATATCTTATATATTTAGTCGGCCTGGGTAGGTTCTGAAGATTAAGAGAAGTCATCGAAACCAAGGATGCGACCTTCCCTCATTGCGTTGTCCTTCTTTATGTCCTTGAGCGGCTTGCCGAAGCTCTTCTCTATGTCGAACTTGACCGTGTACATCGACGGCTTTCCGTCAGCGTTTCCGTGATCCGGGTCGGCGTCCCTCTTGTAAGAGTAAAACTTCCTCCCCATGTGAGGGGAGTGCGAGAACTTTGCCGGATCCTCGTTGGCACGCATGAGCTCGTTCCTGAACTGGTCCAACTGCTTCTGAGTGTTTGGGCTCGGCTTGCGCCTGTAGAAGTCCTCGAAGATCTTCTCGTATATCGTTACGATCTGGTCCTTGTTGAGTCCCGGACACGTGTTAGCCTCTATGCAGAATAATTTTCCGGTGTCGTCTATGCCGATGTCTATGCCTAGAAACTCCAGACCAAGACCGGTGTTGACCTTGGCGCAAATGCTTTCGAATTCCTCCCTTGCCGGCAGGTCGACACCCATCTCCACAGTCTTCCAATCGTAAGAGCTCCTGCCGTCGAGCGTTCCCATCCTGTCGAATATGTCCGAGCCCTCTCTGAGCGAGTTGGCCTTGTCGTTCATTGGGATCCTCTCCGCTATGAACACCACGCTTCCCTTTATAGATATGCACCTGAATTCCTTCTTGAGCGAGAATTTTTCCGAGAACACCTGGTGCACCTCCTGCGAAGCAGCCAGGTCCTCCTTTGTCTTGAACACCTTGACGCCCTCTCCCTTGCTACCCCTGTCCGTCTTAGCAATCACCGGGAATTTCAAATTGGCAGCCTCCTCCTTCGTGAACACAGTCTTCGGTATGAAGTCCAGCGCGCTCATGATCTGGTGGAACTTCACCTTGCTGTTGGCGTTGATTAGGTTCTCGGGCCTGTTGTACACATTCTTCGCATCGATCACGCCCTTGGCTATCAAAGCCGACAGCTCCTTCTTATTTCCGTAGTTGAACACCGGTACGGACTTGACTATGGATTCCGAGAATATCCCCGGAGGAGTCAGCATCTCGAACATCTTCTGTGCAACGCTCCTAACTAGGGAGTCTATGTGAGAGAACGAGAATTTGTCTGAATGGCTGAAGAGGTAAATCTTGCGCAGGTCATTGCCCGTATACTGGTCGAACTCGTAAAGTCTCATGCCGTATATATCTTAAAACGGAAAATCCCAGGCCTTTCGACCTGGGATCTTTCACTGTTTACTTTAACCGGTTTAATCTTTGGATTACTCTTCTGCCGGCGCCTTCGGTAGCGGGGCGGCTTCTGGTCCGATTTCCTGGTCGGTCTTCGTTTCCTGTTTAAGGAAGACTGCAATTGCCTTGCTCAAGAAGGCAGCATCCTCGAGGGAGTAGATCCCCTTAGTTTGCCCAAATCTCACACCCTGGATTAAAATCCCCAGTGCGTCTTGCTGTGAGAGCTCACCGTTAAGGTCAAGCTGCTTCTTTTTGATTTCTTCTGACATTTCGTATTTTACTATTTGATTTGTTTATTGTTTCGCAAGTTCACCACCCTGGTGACTGAATCTATATTCCTATAGAGAAGCAATCTTGCGATACACTTATCCGCTTCGTAAACGCCTTTGTGCTTAACAAGGTTCTTCATTACATAATCGAAGTACCCATGCTCACCATATTTCAAACTTTTAATGGCCTCCTCAGAAGCCTGCAGGCATTCCAACAAATGCTCTCTTGAGAACACAGGAGTTTTTACTTCCTGTGTTCTCTCTAGTTCATCCTTGACCAGGTTTTCCCACTGGCCTACGGTCATACTTTCAGACATTACCCGCACTTGCTACTTCCACAGCTGTTGCACACCAGGCATCCTTCCTGGTAGATGACGCTCTCTGCGCCGCAACTCTTACACTTCTTGTCTGTTGCTACCGTGCCGTCGACGATGTATGTCTTAACCATCCGCGCTACTCCGTTCTTCCACGTCGTGATGACGTCGTCGTCAAGGTTGAGCGTGTTGATTAGGTCTACCACGTAAGGCAGAGGCATCCCGTGACGCAGAACTCCTGAGATCAGCTTCGAGTAGTTCCAGTAGTGCTTGTCGAAAGCCCTGTTCAGTCCCTCCTCTGTGTGCTTCTCGCCGTCCTTGTCCTCAAACACGAAATCGTAGCGGCTCACGCCGCCTTCCTCTTTGTATTTCTTGATCTCACCGCTCTCGACGTTGCCTGGGATCTTCATATCCTCGGCCTTGCCTGTGAACACCTCGTACGGCCTACCTTCAAGCAGTCCAACGAATCCGATCCAGCGCTCACCCTTGTTGGTGAAACGGAGCACGTCGCACTTGAGAGTCTTAGGACGCTTAGGAGCATGCACGTCGCCGTACTTAACAGTCTCCTCCTTCTTATCGTTGGAGATAAGAACGCCGGAACGAGAACCATCCCTGTATACTGTTATCCCCTTGAGGCCCATCTGCCAGCTCTTCATGTAGATCTCACTTACCTTGTCGATTGACACATCCGAAGGCAGGTTGATCGTCGAGCTGATGGAGTGCGTAGTGTATTTCTGCACTAGTGCCTGGATCTCCACACGCTTGATCCAATCAAGCTCTGGAGCCGTAGAGCCAGCGTAAGGCGACTTGCTCTCGTCGGTCTCTCCTGTGATCTCCATCCAAGTCTTCAGCTTAGGGTGGTACACGGCGAACTCCTGCCACTTGTCACCCATGTCGTCTACGAAGTCTACCTTCGCGGTCTTGTCAGAGTGCGTGATCTTCTTGCGGCGCTTGTAAGACAACAAGAACACAGGCTCTATGCCGGAAGATACCTGAGCCAGGATGCTCAGCGATCCAGTAGGCGCTACCGTAGAGATAGAGATGTTCCTGCGACCGTATTCCATCATCCTTGCGTAGACGTCGTTGAACTCTGTCTTTAACATCTGGATGAACTCTGAGGTCTGCTCGATGTCGTTGCTGTATCCGTCGAACTTGCCGCGTTCGATGGCCATGTCGATAGAAGAGTCAAACTCTCCGCGGAGTTTGGTCTTCATCAACTTGTCGATGAACTCCAGGCCCTCGGGGCTGTCGAACTTCAAACCAACTGCCGCGAGCGCATCGCCCAATGCTGTGAAGCCAAGTCCCGTCCTGCGGCCCTTCTTGCCTGTCTCGTACAACAACTTCCACACGTCGAGCTCGACGCTCTTTATGTTAGAGGGCTCCTTGTCAGATAGGATCTTGTTCAAGATGCGATCTATCGCCTCAAGCTCAAGCTCTACCAAGTCATCCATCATGCGCTGCGACTCGTACGCGACTTCGTAAAACTTGTCGAAGTCAAAGTACGCCGCTGGCGTGAATGGGTTGACGACGCAACCGTAGAGGTTCATCGCGATGAGGCGGCAAGAATCCCCGCCCTGCATTGCAATCTCGCTGCAAGGGTTCGTCGAAAGGTTCTTGAACCCAGGGTACACCGAAGATGTTGAGTACTTGTGCTGTCTGTCCCAGAATATCAAGCCTGGTTCGGCGGACTGGTGTGCTGCCTTGATGATGATCTCCCAAAGTTCCTTAGCCTTAACCACCTTGGTGTACTGTGGGTCTGGGTTCTCCTCAGGCCAGCGAAGTGTGTATTCCGAGTCGTTCTCAACTGCGACCATGAATTCGTCGGACAGCTTCACCGATATGTTTGCGCCTGTTACCTTTTTGATGTCCTCCTTGATCGTGATGAACTTGGCGACGTCCGGGTGTGAGATGTCTATAGTCAACATCAAGGCGCCACGTCTTCCGCTCTGCGCAACCTCACGGGTTGCATTTGAGAACCTATCCATGAAGGACACCGGCCCGGTCGAAGACCCTGCCGCGTTTGTTACGATTGCACCCTCAGGTCGCAGGCTTGTCAAGTCTATGCCAACACCACAACGGCGCTTCATCAACTGGGTCATCTGCTGCTCGATGTAGTAAATGCCTCCGTAAGAGTCATACATTTCCGGTAAGACGATGCAATTGCTCAGGGAGCCTATCTTGTACTTGTTCCCGAGAAGCTCCATCACGGATCCCTGTGGGATCACATACTTAAACTCGTTGAAGTAGTCGAATATTTTCTGGACGCTCAGAACCGGACGCTGTTGTCCGTAAGCGCTCATCTGGTGTGGGTTCTCCTTGTTGTGAAACTTGAGCTCCATCCTTGCGAACTCCTTCGCCAGTCTCCAGTGCATCTGTGCTGGCGTACCCTCGTAAATGTTTCCCTTCAGGTCTTTGAGAGCATACTTGTCAACGAACACCTTCGCCGGCATGTTATCTCCCTTGAAATAATCCTCTGATGCTTTTACAGCCTCGCTGTACGTGTAGACCGCCGCCTGCTCCGGAGTGATGGACTCACTCACAATCTTCTCTTCTATCATAATTCTATTTTCTTTTTTCCTCTGTTTTTCACAGAGCAATTTTATATATTGTGATCTATTTTGTTCTGGTTCATTTCCACAACTGCCAGACTTTCAGTAATTTAGAGGTACCTTGCCATCCGGAAACTTCGTTTTTTTGAAGGAGGGAAGAATTGGAAATGTCAAAATTTTAATTAGCTGACATCTAGTTCCTTGAGCGGTTCTTTTGCTTTCACCCTCGCGAGGACGGCGCCTACGACGTCGATCGGGTCTGGGAAGATGTCGCTCCGATAATCCCACTCGTTCCACGTCTCGAACTGATTAGGACGAAGTACAGACCTCGACTTTAATAGATTGGAATTCTCCTCGTGTCCGAATATCAACGGATCGCTTGGCCCGAATATCACCACACCGTGTTTGCCGTGGTAGTGCGCGAAGTGCTGCAGGAAGCTGTCGACGCAGATGAACGTGTCCGATTTCTCCAGGAGCTCCAGGAGCCTTGGCATGCTAGCATTGAAAACCATCTCGTCCGCCCCTATAGGCTTTTCGCCGGCCACGCCGACCTGCACGACGTAAAACGAATGCTCCTTCAACTTAGACACAACAGCTTCCCAGTGGGGGTAGTTTTTGGGATTGGTCTTCTGCTTGTCGGGCAAGTGGCTGTAAGGGTGGATAAGCACGACGTGCTGAGCAATCCTCTGTCCGTATTCGGAATCCAGCTTGCTCAACAGGAACTTCTCGGAATCCCTGAGTCTCGAGGCACGCTCGTATAGCTGATTCCTCACACACTCGTTCTTCATCTCCTTGATGATCTCGAGCTTCCGTATTGCATCGTCCTTGTCTCTGATAATTCCGTGCTTGATCTCAACCCTTAGCTTGGAGTCCTCAGACTCCGTCTCCGAGTAATAGCTTCCCTCGTTCTTCCACCTGTACGTAGAACCCAACTGCGGATTGTACACCACGCCTCCCTTTGCGCTAAGCCTAAGCCACATATCCCAGTCGCCCTTCGGATCACAGAAGCGATCAAAGCTGTTGAGGAACATGGCCTTCAGGCGTACGACCACTGTGGAGACGTAGATGAAATTCCCGTTCAACAGGTTTGCCCTGTCGAAGTGGTCAAACTTCGGGGTCCCGGTTATGAACCCGACGTTACCTTCCGAATCGCAGCAAGCCGTATCACAGTAGTACATGTCGTACATGAATTCCGAAGAGCTCTCGAATGTCCTTACAGCGTTGGCCAGATGCTCCGGCTCCCAGATGTCATCGCTGTCGATGAACGCGACGTAGTCAAACTCTGTCCTACGCATGAGGATCTCGTCTAATGCAGCGTTCCTAGATTCGTCGCAGCCGAGGTTGGACTTGTTCTCTATCAAGACGATGTCTGGGAACTGTGAAGCGAGAGCCTTCAGCTTCTCTAGCGTTCCGTCCGTGCTGGCGTCGTTAGTCACGAACAGGACCCTGTTCGAATGGGTCTGGTTGATAACTGACAGCACAGCAGTCTCAACGTATCGCTCGCAATTGTACGCTGGCATCACCACCGCCACTTTCGGCGCGCTTGGTTTTAATGGTCCTAGGCTCATAGGTAAATTTCTTTCATTGCTTCTACGATCGGCGAATTCCAATCGTTCCTTGTGCAGTACGCGTAGACGTTCAGAGACGTCATCTTCTGTTCGCCGATGGTCTCGTAACCCTCTGCCACGCTTATCACCTTCAGATTATCATGTTTTATGTCGGAGAAGACAAAAGGGTGCGCGGATATTACGACTACCTCGTGGTCGCTGTACTTCTCTAGCATCTCGATCAATACCGGTTTGAATATCCAGTGGTCTCCCATGCCGCTGTCCATGTTCACGTACTTGCGCTTTACGTCGGAAGTCCACTCCGCCTTCTTCCTCTCGAAGATCTCCTCGTCGTGGTTCCAAAGCTTGATGTCAGCGTATGTCCGTATCCCTCCGGAAGATGACCTCAGATGCCACGTCACCACGCTCGGATCTATAAGCAGCTTCCAACCGGCCCTGTGCATCTCGTGCGAGAATATCGTCTCTTCCCTGTGACCGACGACAGACAGCTGCGTGCAGTATCCGTGGTCGCTCGCTTTCTTCCTGTAGATGAAGGAACTGTAAAGGTGCTCCGCCTCGACCACGCCTGTGGACTTGACCCACTGAACATTGGCCGCCGAGTCAATGTGCGCAATCTTCGCGCTCGTAGGATAATTCACGACATGGGCCGGATCTATAACAGCGCCGGCAATTGCGCCGACCTCATCGGATATGTGCGAGCACAGTCTCTCCAATACGTTTGGCTCTGCGACGTTGTCGTCGTCAACCCGCCACAGCCAAGACGTCTCACAGTTGTCAACCATCATCTGGTGGTTGTACACCTGACCGCGTTCCTTCCCGAACAATACCTTCCACTTGATGCCCTTGGCGTCTAGCAGCTTGAAAATGTGCATGTAAGTGTTGGATGCCCTAAGGTCGAACTCGCCTGGCGCATCTTGGATCAACACGAAGTGACTGGGCAAAAGGGTCTGCGAAGTTATGCTCGCGATGGCCATAGTCAAGGTAGTCTCATACCTCCCCTTCGTCGATATGTATGCTGTGACGTCGGCGTACTTCGAGTACTGAAATCTCTTAGCCCTCTCCGATAGATTTGCCATACGCTCCTGGAACCCACTCTCCCACATAGGGAGTTGGTGCACGGTCTTCTCGCCGTCGTGCCACGCCGGATACTCTGTCTCGTATGCTCCTGGGTCGGAACCCTCCGGCACGACCGTCAGCTTGCCGCCGGCCTTGACAAGGCGCCCACAGAAGTCTATGTCCTCGCCGCCTCCCGGATTGAACGACTCGTCCAGCATTCCGACTCTTGTGAATATCTCACGCCTCATCATAGCTAAGAAGAACACGATGAAGTCCAAGTCTATCTCCTTGCTGTAGAGACTCTTGATGCCGGTCATATCTGATCCGGATTCCAACGGCTTGCGTAGCTCTTCCAGCCAGTAGCTCTTCTCCTTGTACGGGAGAATGTGGCAGTCGTCGTTCATCAGGATAACGTACTCTCCACTCGATGCCGTGATGCCAATGTTAGTTGCCCTAGTGTAGCCTATCCATGGCTCGGTCCTAATTACATTGAGGGATACCTGGAGCGACTCAATCTCTATCCCGTGAGTGCTGTTGTCGACGAGGACAACCTCTGTGTTAGATAAATCCTCGTCAGATGTGTTGTCGACTATTGCCTGCACGCATTTAGTTGCTAGCTCCCAGTTGACCGTGGGGATGATGATGCTGTATACTTTTCCCATTGGGCATTTTATCTGCGTGTGGGACCTTTAGTTTCTCAGAACCATTCACTTGCGAAACTTTTTATACCCGTGTGCCATACAATCCTCATAACATTAGGCCCGGTGAAGAACATGTTTCATATTCAAGAAACAATAATCTAAAAGATAAAAGAAGAGAATTTCTTGAAAATTTACAGAATTTTTACTATTTTGCGTTATTGCTCGAAGTTACAGATGGTCTTCCCCCACCTCCAGCACTGGCCATCAACAATTCAAATTAATTCTTAAAGCAACACATGAAAGAAAACGGGAAAAAGAGTTCCGCGGCTAAAAAGTCGAAGGAACAGGAGATCATTAATCCAAAGCCAAATGGTGCGGAGGAATCTGCAGAAGCAAGTGAAGCGATAGCGGTTAGCCAGAGCGGATACACTCAGTGGGCTGTGAACGAGAACGGTGCTTACATTCCGACGTTCAAGACCACAAAGAAGGTTCCGGCAGGTGTATACGACATCGCGAGCAGTCCGAACATCGGGATGTACCTAGTGAAGCAGAAGGTTATTCTCAGCGATAACATCTTGGAGCTTCCTATCAAAGAGCAGTCAGAAATTTTAGGGGACATCAACAATTTCTGGGAGCTGAAGGAACAGTTCAAGAAGTACAACATGGTATACAAGCGTGGGATACTGATGCACGGCCCTCCGGGTTGCGGCAAAACTTACCTAATCCAGTCACTAACCAACAAGATCGTTAATAACGGCGGGATTGTGTTTACGCTGAACAGTGAGGCTAAGGTTGAACTGTTTACCAGTTTTTGCCAGGTTTTCCGTCAGATAGAGCCAGAGCGTCCGCTGCTTGTTATAATGGAGGACATCGACAACGTTGTGACTTCCGGCCACGGCACGCTCTCTGCGTTGCTCAACGTTCTCGACGGTGTAAATCAGATCGACAACGTTGTGTACCTTGCCACTACTAATTATCCAGAGAGACTCCAGGAACGTATCGCAAACAGACCGTCGAGGTTTGACAGAATGTACGAGATAGGATTACCTGAAGACGACGTACGCGAGTTTTTCATCAAGGCGAAACTTCACCCGACAGACCTGGAGAAAATCGACATGCAAGAGTGGATCGAGGCAACTGACGGGTACACGCTCTCTCACATCAAGGAGATAATTGTTTCCACGATGATCTTCAACAAAAAGCTATCGGAGGTTACAGAACATTTCGCACACATGAAGCGTCCGAAGAGTTCTCGCAAACACAACCAGGCAGCCGTTGGTTTTGCTGGCGACAAGCCGAGCGCAAATGGAAAAGAGAAAAAAGAAGAAGTAGGCTTCGGAAAATAATGGACAAATACTACATAGTCATCGCTGATATACACGGGGAGTCGCAGCACCTTGAGCAAAAGCTAGGGAACTGCGACAAGTGGATAGACCTTATGGGTATAAACAGGAGTGACGTGCAGTTCGTTTTCCTGGGCGATTACATAGACAGGGGCCATGAGCATGAACGTGTTCTGTCTTTAGTACGAGACCGTGTGTTGGCAGGTGGAATCTGCTTGATTGGAAATCATGAAGACATGATGTTAGGCACTGCTGATGGAACTGTTGTGGAATTTAAGGAATCTCTTGGCGCCATCCGTACGGAGAAGAATAGTGATCTGTGGCAGCACAATAACGGGGTATACACGTGTTTCGAGATGTTCGGACGAAAAATAGCGGATCCAGACAAGCCCGCCGGTTACGGGTATCACGTCAATGATTTTGCTGAAGACATCCGCGGATCTTGGATGTATGATTTTTTAAAAGAACACGGAAAGCGTAAGTACGAGACTCACTGCATATTCTTTTCGCATGCCCCACAAAGTGAGAAGGAAATAACAAACGACACCTTGTTGTGGGGAAACAGACGCGACCACAAGGACAGCAGGGGTGAGCTCATTTTCAAGGTGCCTGGAAACAAGGTTATGGCTGTTCACGGACACTTGCACCAGAGTAGCCGTGAGAAGATATACTTTCCACGAGTATACAATTTTGAGCACGGGGGTAAAACTAGGACTGTTGTGATGGCAGACTGTGGCTGTGGGAGCCACGGAAAAGGTGAGCTGCATCCGGTGGTGTTAAGAGAGAGGACCTCCATAGTAAAGGGTGGCCTCGAGTACGAGGCCGGAGTTGTAGCAATATTGTAACCAACATAAAACAAATATAAAATGAAGTTCATAGCAGAAATCATGGTGATGGTGGCTTTCATAGCCGCGTTCATCTACGCAGTAAGTCTAATCTTTGGAAAGAAGAGTCCGGAAAAACAAACTCCTCTTGAAGACCTAGACAAGAAGGCTGATGCCATCGTAAAGGAACGGGACGATGTGGCAGCCCAGGCAGAAGAACTCGAAAAGAAGGCCAGTTCGATAAAGGATAAAATCAAAAAGTAAAAATATGGAAACAATGGAAAAAACGAAGAGGCCGAAGTCTCAGTTCTTCACCTGCTTTAAACGCAAGGCAGACGGCGTAGACGGCCCGGTCATCCGCGCATGCGTATATGACGGAACAAACCGGGGCGGAATCGAGAGACTGTGCGGCGGCGGAGGAAGAGACATCTTTGGTGGCAATACCGTGGAAGTAGGAGACTACATCGTAGAGGAGCCGTATGGCAATCCCTACACCATAACGGTGGTAAAGCCTGACAAGTTCAAGGCTGAGCATTTCGAGTTTGACGCGGCTGGAATGCTGAGCGGCGGGACGTGTCTCCCAGATGAGGGAACAGTAATAACCCTTACGCCTAAGCACTCGTGGTGGGACGAGATCGGGAAGAATCTTAAAGAGGAAGACGGAGTTAAATTACGTGCAGCTGTTGGTGACAGTGGCACGGTGAGAATTTCGATTCACAAGGGAAAGGTGTCAGCCGAAGTACCAGGCAAGGACATAGATCTGACGTATCTGTACAAAAGTAAACATAAACAAGTAAAATAAAAAAATCATGGAAAATTGGAAGAAGATTGCAGGTATCGCCATTCTGGCTATTACCTTATTGGTTGCACTCATTGTGTTCCCGAAGATTTGGGAAGACGTCGACGCCGGCGAGATAGTCGTAGTGCAGGATGCCGTTGACGGTGACCTGCATGTTTATAAGGATCCCGGATTTGCCTGGCAGATGATGGGTCGTGCGACCCACTACAGGAAGTCGAACCAGTTCTGGTTCAATGCCCCACAGCAGAAGGACGAGCCTAACAAGTCGATACCAGTAAAGTGGAACGACGGCGGACATGCATCAATATCTGGTTCCGTCCGGTACGATCTTCCGATGGACGACAAACAGATCATAAAGCTGCACTCGATATTTGGATCTCAGGAAGCGTTGGAAGTTCAACTCATCAAGACTAACATCGAGAAGGCTGTTTATATGACTGGACCGCTCATGACTTCAAAGGAGTCTTATGCGGAAAAGCGCAATGATCTAATTTACTACATAGAGGATCAGGCGTCTCGGGGTGTATACAAGACTAAACAGATCGAAGTTAAGGAAACGGACGGCCTCACAAACGAGGAGAAGAAAGTAATGAAGGTTGAGATTGTGGAAAAATCTCCAGGGGCACCTGTTAGGCAAGAGGAGTCCCCGATTCTAACATACGGGATAAAGCTATACAACATATCTATCAACGGTATTACGTATGACGCTACAGTGGAGAAGCAGATTCAGACACAGCAGCAAGCTATAATGAACGTTCAGACGGCTATGGCAAACGCCAAGAAGGCTGAGCAGGATGCTATCACCACCGGAAAACAGGGTGAGGCTGATGCAGCGAAGGCCAAGTGGGAACAGGAGGTAATCAAAGCAAAGGAGGTTACACAGGCAGAGTCTCGTAAGCGCGTTGCCGAGTTAGATGTTCTGACCGCACAGCTCAACAAACAGAAGGAGATCTTGGAAGGCGAGGGTATAGCTGCTAAGAAGAGGTTAGTGATGCAAGCCGACGGCGCGTTAGACCAGAAGCTGACTACGTACAAAGAGGTACAGCAATATTGGGCTGAGGCATTCTCTAAGTATACTGGAAACATAGTTCCGTTGTACCAGACTGGACAGAGTGGAAGCAATGCCAACGGAGCCATTAACTTTATGGAGATTATGGGAGCTAAGGCTGCGAAGGACCTGAGCCTGGATCTTAAAAACAAATAATTGGACGACAGGAGACGTATACTCGGATTCATCAAGAATTGCAACATGGATCTTTCTAGGTTGATGGATCTGAGTATGCCAACTGCTGAAAATGTTTTAGAAATAGCCATGCTGAAAACAATTAGAAGCTGGTTACACGTGAGCAGAGATGAAATAGTAAATAATGACGGTTCACACATTGTTTTGGAATGCACATTTCAAGTAAAAGTAAAAAGATCTGGAGAGATATTGATTGCATCCGCTTGGGCTGTAACTTATTCTTTAGTAGACACTTTCACAATAAAATAAAATGGAAATAGAAGTAGGTAAATTATACAGGTTGGATGCCCAGTGGCACACCAGGCATGGTGAGATGGTAGAGATCATCGACACCCGTGAGAGCATAACTAAGGCATATCGTGGTAGAGACATCTTCCACGTAGCATATAGTCCACTTCGACCAGAGACGAGAAAAGAGGACATGGATGAGGAGTACATACCCGAAAATTTCAAGGAACTAGTGCTAGACGACGACGTCGAGCTGTTCGACATTCTCGATTTCTTCGACGATCTCCCAGAGGATTTGATTTCCAGTGTTGAGAAGATACAGGAAGAGGAAGATATGAACTCATACGTGTTCCTACATGAGGGATTCCTAGAGGTGACCTTCGGCAAGGACGAATACGAAGCTCGCAAGGATGCGTACAAGTACATTTTGTACAAGTACAAGATAGACGAGATACTAGAGGAAGCAGAAGACGATGGACAAGAAGACGATACAGAGAAGGGTCGGTGAGCTGATGTATGCCACGATTAAATGTGAGCACGGCACTTTCTTGGTATTGGGCAACACGGATAATCCTAGGCATCTGTTGGACGCTTTCTCCGGATTCATATCGTTTTCCCATGTCGATTCAATTAAAGTAAAGATGATGCCAGGCGGAATAAAGATAGTGAGAATGGCCGGCTCCAAGATTCCAGACGCTATGAACTTGTTTGCATCTTCCATGAAACCGGTGTACTCTAGTGATGGATCTAATAACACCCTCGGAATTAAAATGTATACCGTTCCGATGTCGGTCAAATTCAGTGATGGCGTGAATAAGTCTTTATTGAATGGGCCTGTTAATTTTATTAAAAGAATTTTTCAAGATGAAATTTCCGAACATTAAGCAGAACGCCACTAACGAGGAACTTCTAGGGCCTGCGATGGAGATAGCTAAGTCTGGCGATGAAGCAGTAGCAAAAGAATACTTCGACGCACTGTGTAAGCATTACATGAGATTTGGCGGCATCGTCAACCGCGAGGTAGCGGAGAAAAACGCACACGACAACCTTGGCTATTGGGCTGGATACTACGATCATGATACGAGGAAGGCTGTTAAAAAAGTCTTTGGAAGCTCTCACCCGATATTCGGCGACACATTTCCTACGCCGGAAGAAGCATTTAAAATAGGCATGGAGCTTGGCAACAAATTAAAGCTCGGAAAATAATTTCCACAATTTCCATTACTTCCATTTAACGTCCGGCACCCTGCCGACTAAATCGCAACCAACAGGCGTTAGTTTTTTCTAACGACACCGTGTTGATAAGTGGTGTAGAGCTTGCATACCAAGCATCCCACACAAATACTTTTGGATTTATTTTTTTATATCACTTTATTTGGTAAATTTGTAATGACTCGATGCTCAATGTAATGATTGCCAAGCATTCGGTCAAAATGCTCCTATAGCTCATTCGGTTAGAGCAACTGACTCATAATCAGTAGGTGCCTGGTTCGAATCCAGGTGGGAGCACACATTAACCCACCACCCTATGATAAAGATGATTTTATTCATGGCGATCGCCTTCACGGTAATTTCCAATTATTCAAAAACAAGGATGTATCTGGCAAACGATTTTGGAATAGCAAGGGAACACGCAGCCCTGATCGTGCTCGCCGTAATAGTGACGTTCGGGGTGATGCTCGCAAACTTATAAACAAAAATATGGAAAATAAAACAATAGTGTTCACGACTAAGGATTATTCCTATTTCGTGGAAAGACTAAGCGACCTTGGGTGGAAGTCAAGGGAGCGCTTCGGTATCGGAAAGATAAAAAGAATCAGCTTCCCAGACGGCGAGGCGTATCACTGCTTCGACGAATCGGAATCCGTACACAACAGAGATGTCGTCGTGATTGGTGGCACGGACACTGATGCTAACACGTTGGAGTTGTTCGACATGTGTTATCACCTCGCCAAGGACGGAGTGAGGACCCTGACAATTGTCATTCCGTATTTCGGATACTCCACTATGGAGAGGGCTGTTAAATCTGGCGAGATAGTAAAGGCCAAGACAAGGGCAGTGCTCCTATCGTCAATTCCCCCGACCATGCGTAATAGAATAGTCTTCATGGATCTGCACGCCGAGGGTATACCGCATTACATGGAGGGATCGATACAGCCGGTGCACCTTTACGCTAAGCCTCTAATAGAGACGATGTGCCGTAAAGCTGGTGGCGACGGTTTTGTGCTTGGAAGCACAGACGCAGGAAGAGCGAAGTGGGTGGAGTCTTTGGCCAGGGACATGGGAGTCGACTGTGGTATAATAACCAAGAGGAGACTGAGCGGCAGCTCAACAGAGGTGTCTGCTATAAATGCGGACGTCAAGGACAAGACCGTTGTGATATACGACGACATGATAAGGACTGGCGGTTCGTTGATAGGCGCGGCGAATGCGTACCTTGGAGTTGGAGCAAAGGAAGTCCACGCCGTGGCAACGCACGGTGTTCTCCCTGGGGATTCCGCAGACAAGCTGTTCAACAGCGGAGTTTTCAAGAGCATCTCCGTGACGAACACACACCCAAGATCTGCTGGGATGCTTTTCATAGACCGGAGGAATTTTTTTAAGATCTACGACGTCAACGAAATAATATTCGACTACTTATTGAAAAATTGAAATGAAAAACGAGACCATGCACACCGTAATAGCGTCGCTCTCTGAGCGTGAGAAGACTCTTGGTGAACTTGTACGCACTGGACTAACGCCGGCTATACGTAAGGCCGCGGAGGAGGATTATAAAAAGACGATGACTGCGTGGGCGGAAGTTGAGAAGATCTCTTATGACATGTCCACTCCGGAGGTTGTCGTGAAGGAGAAGATTGTCAATCACATTCATGTTGGAAATTTTGAGAATATGCGGTTGGCCGACGTGGAGAAGCTCATGATAATAAACGCGCTCAAGGTTAAGAAAGGCCGCAGGAACGCGGCCTCCGAGATGTTGGGAATAAGCGAACGTACAATCTTCCGCAAGATTAAGGAATACGGAATAAAAGAGGACGAATGGTTAACACGCTAACATACAATAGAGTGATCGAGCTGATGACCCCTAAGGAAATTCTAGCGAAAAAAGATTTCGACAAACCGCTCATCATCCACCCGGAGCGCATATCCAGATTCGACGAGTTGCTTACTGTGAGGCATGAGGTAAGGGACCTCATGCTCGTTCCGGTTAAGGACGACGCCATGTACCTCCACTATAAGACAATAGACAAGGAGATTCTCCTCCAAGAGATAACGTCAAAGTTTTCGCCGGCAATAAAAGTATTCACTACACACAACAAGTTTCCGTATTGGTTGCCGACCGACCTAGAACAGCGGCTGGTGTGGATAGCCCCCGATACAATGGACGAGGAGGTCGTAACACACATTCTCGCTCTCGCTTACGCCGAGGGCATAACGGAAAACGAAATCATTCTGTTTGAACGACCCGCTAATATAACGACCACACTTGTTCGCGGGACGTTCCCGCAGGTTAGACACGTACATTTATGGACAAAGAAAAAAATATGAGAAAACGAAAACTGAAGCATCCACACAAGGACATCGCAAACAGAATAATCACAGAGATAGAGTCCAAACACGTGTTCGTCGACAAAACCCACGTACTGGACCACGACGCCGTAATGTCGGTGCTCAAGAATTCCAGGCCGGCTATATTCAAGCTGGAGGGTCTCATGCGCCTGTACTCGAGGGTGCAGCCTCTGGAGAAGTACAAGAAGAAGACAAAGAAGCTGGAAGATGTAATAGGACGGGTGGACGACGCAAAGGCTCGTCTTAAGCGGAATCAATCAGAGAGCGATTATAGGGAAGCCATTCGCAGGTTCTGGACGGCAAACGCAGAGCTGCAGAATCTGGCAGCAAAAAGACATTCACCTGGAACTTTTCAATACACCTAAAAAATAAAATAATGACAGCAGGAATAGAAATCGAGGACCTCATCTTGAAAGTCCTCAAGGCAGAGCGTATAGACCAGATTCTGGATCTATCAAACTTCAAAACGGAATTCAGGGGATTGCTTAAAACTTTCCACCCGGACGTCTGCAGCCACGCGAGAGCAAAGGAGGTGACCGACTGGATCTTGCGCTTGAAGGATCGTCACGAGAATGGTGTTACTATAAAGGACGAGGCCGGCACGTACACGACTAAGGGCATGGAGACCGTTTACTCAGGGGACTCCTCGTTCCTTAAAACGTCGCACGCCAACTACATAACGCTGATGAGTTGGAAGGGTAGGGGGGCGGACAACTTCCGAAAATACATACCGAAGTCCATAGGCGGGATAGACAACAAGCTGCAGGCTTCATACCACCAGCGCGCTGTTCCGCTGACCGGGCTCACACTCGAGCAGAAGCACGTCAACTGGATTTTCTCCAGGATGCTGGAGTACGCCGCGTACATGCAGAACATCGGGTACTCGCACTGTGGGATAAACCCAGAGAGCGTCTTCGTAATACCGGAGAACCACGGCATACAGGTGTCGTCCTTCTACATGATGACGAAGATAGGAGACAAGCCATCCGGAATTTCCGGAATGTACCAGTCGTGGTATCCGCCCGAACTGTTTAGAGACAAGAAGGCTACTCCTGCGATAGACGTTGAGCTGTGCAAGAAGACTGCCATATCACTTCTCGGCGACAAGTCTGGCGTCGGCATTAAATTGCGCAAGGACAAGAACGTTCACCAGGGTATCCTCGACTTTTTAATCTCGAGGCACGACGACGCAGTGCAGTGCTTCGCCGAGTACAGGACTGTTCTTGGAAAGCATTTCAAAAAAGAATTCCACGTGCTCGACTTGTGAGAACGATCTTGGTCATATCGCTTTTGTTGGCGTCGTGCACGACGTACAGGAAGACCAAGCTGGTTAGGGAGTGGACAACCACGTACAACGTGGTGTTCACCGTTAACATGGTAGAGGTGCACGACAGGAGGACAGACACTCTGAGATTTTCCAGGATGGACACGAGCGTAACCGACGCATGGGACTGGAAGATGAGGAGAATATTTTATGATTAAAAATTAACCTAAAACAAATAACATGAAAAACAAAATGCAATTGCAACTGCTCATAGGTATGAGCTTAGCTTGTCACAAAGGTGGCGGATCATGGTCTGATGATGCTTACAGGGACATCGGGGCAACTAAGTCGTATGCAACGAAATCGGCACGCGACATATTCTCTCGCAGTCTCCACGCCGACCTCGATCCTAACGGAGTTAAGTTCCGTGAGAGCAGGGACTCCGACGAGCATCCCGAGTCATTGCCCGTAGCGGTATTTCTGGATGTTACAGGGAGCATGGGTTCCATTCCGGAGAAGCTGATTAAAGGAAAGCTTGGAGCTTTGATGAGCACCATCATCGCACACGGAGTGCCACACCCGCAGCTCATGTTCGGAGCGATCACCGACCAGTACGCTAACCACACGCCTCTTCAGGTTGGGCAGTTTGAGAGTGATACCGCTCTTATTGATTCGAGCCTCAGCAAGATCTACCTCGAAGGCGGTGGTGGTGGAGATCAGCACGAGACATACCCTCTCGCCTGGTTGTTCTGCGGAAGGCACACTAGCCTCGACAGCTTCGAGAAGCGCGGCATCAAAGGGTTCCTGTTCACTATCGGCGACGAGGGCTTCCACGAGAAGCTGTCTGCCGACAAGATCAAGCAGATCCTTGGTGACGGTGTTGAGACAGACCTCGATTCAAAGGACCTGCTCCTCGAGGCTCAGCGCATGTACCACGTGTTCCACATCCACGTGAACGAGGGTCAGTATCCTAACAACAAGGGGATTCTCGGGCAGTGGCATGGTGTACTCGGCGAGAGGGTTTTGATTCTTGACGACCATACCGTTATAGCAGAGCTCATCGCATCTACGGTGGCTGTGATAAATGGCGTCGACCTTAAAGACGTTACAAAACATTTCGACAAGAGCACCGCCACTTCCGTTTCAAACGCCCTCGCCCTGGTCAGCAAAGGTCTGACAGCTGGAAAAAAAGAAGGCATTGTTAAACTTTAACGGATATGAAGACACAAATAGTTATAGGTATAGGATTCGGTGACGAGGGCAAGGGTTTAGTCACCGATTACCTAGTATCTAAGGAAACTGTCAAGACCCTAGTCGTGAGATTTAGCGGCGGCCACCAGGCTGGGCACACTGTATCGAAAAAGCGTGCGGGAAAATTGGCGTACACCCACGTGCATTCACAAACCGGATCGGGGTCGCTTTCCGGCGCCGACACGTTTTATAGCAGATACTGCACGTTCTACCCGCTGTCTTTTGTTCGCGAGTATAACTCTATAGCTAATAACATGTCAATGCGACCTTTCGTGTTCGTGGACCCTATCGCTCCGATTACTACCGTATATGACGTTGCTTACAACAGGGTTAAAGAAAAAATAAACAAACACGGAAGCTGTGGTGTTGGATTTGCCGCAACTGTCAAACGACACGAGAAGTGCAAGCTGTATTTTCAGGACATCTTCTTCGAGTCTGTGTTCAACACGAAGCTGAAACTCGTCGAAGACTACTATAGGGTGCTGTGTGAGTCGGAGGAAATTCCGTACTACCTCATGGAAGAGGAGATAAGCGTCGGAGGCAAGGAGGTCGAGTACTACGAAGCAGTCGATATTATACGTGCCATGAGTGTGGGAGATTCCGGTTCTGTATATGCTAGGTCAGAGCGTGATGCATTTGCCGGGTACGAGAAGGTTGTGTTCGAGGGAAGCCAGGGTGTGATGTTGGATATGGAATGGGGATTCTTCCCAAACGTGACCATGTCGCATACCACTACGCGCAATGCTATGGAGATTATCGCAAGGAATGGACTGCCGCAGCCCGAGGTCTTCTACGTAACGCGCTCATACGCAACAAGGCATGGAAATGGTAGGCTGCACAACGAAGACATGCAACCAGCACTTCTGAGGGAGATTTCCGAGGAGACGAACACTTTTAACGACTGGCAAGGTGGTCTGAGGAGAGGTATATTGGACGCTGAGACTTTGAGATATGCGATCCAATGTGACTCACATTACTCAAACCACTGTAGCAAGTCTTTGGTTGTTACCTGTCTCGATCAGGTTTCAGAGGTTAGGTGTAAAAATAACAACGTAGTACACAACCTTGTAGAGAAGACGAGGCTGCTGGACATGCTTGGTTTGCCCCACGGTACGCCAGTTTACGGTTCACATTCCCCGTTCTCATCGGATGTAGAACTCATCTACGCGAGTCTTTTTGAGGGCGTTAAACAAAAGGTTTAGGTAAAAACTGTAAATTCTTGAGAATCAATGTGAGGGCGAAGCGAACACACAGGTGTTCATAACTTCGCCCTCAATTTTTATCAATCGTTCCCAAAAAAACATAGATTAGCAGTACGAACCTATAAAAACAAAACCTCTGCCTATGAAGACTGCAAAATTAACACCCGAGGAACTTGGGAACAAAATCCGTGAAGCAATCGTCGATGTTAGCGAAAACGGAAAAACAATCAAGGAGACTGGAATTCTCAAATTGTTAAGCGAGCTTAACGAGATGAGGGAGAACCCAGCTACAAGGTTGGGGGGACCGGCAGTACAGCCCGGACCTATAGACAAGATGTACCTGGGGATCGCTGCTGAGTGGAAGCAGGCGTCAGACGTGTACATGACCACGAAGAAGGGCAGGGAGGAGTACCTGCTTGCCGAAGCAAACCGCGCGACGAGGGCAAACCTCGAAGGCGAGAAAACTGTGAGCAGGGCAGGAAAGGGTGGTGGCAGGAAGGAACTTTCGGATTCGGACGTGCTGAGCGGTCCGAGTGGTGGCGCCAAAGAGGGAAGAGTGCGCGCTACGAAGAGCGAAAAGAAAATACCGAAGCCGGCGAGAGAGAAGGGTGACAGGGACAGGAAGACTTACAAGTTCATGGGAGAGGAACACGGCAAGGGAAAGCTGGTGCTAGCCATTATAAAATACCACGTGGAGAAGAACCCGAAGATAACGGCGCAACAGCTCAAAGGCTTCTTCCCGGACCAGCTTCTAAAGGGATACGGGATCATACGCGTGCTGTCGGAGGCGCAGGAGATCTCGAAGACTCACAAGAGGTTCTTCCTGAAGGAGGAGCAGCTCGTGAAGGTGAAGGACGGGAAGATGGCCGTGTGCAACCAGTTCAGCGCGGAGAACATCAAGCCGTTCTTCGAGCACGTAACAAAGAAATTAGGATACGAAATAGAGGGGATATAAACCATGGAAGAATTAAAGGGTAAAACTATAAAGGACGTAACGTTTGAGAAGGACCGATACAAGTTGGATTTCTCAGACGGAACTTCATACACGCTAGGACTCGACGACACGGATAGCACTCCGTACGCGTTCAAGTTCAAGCCGAATGTGGAGAAGTTGGAATCCAAGTTTGACGTACATGATCTCATCAAGAGATTGAATGACGCGACGGAGGACGAAGACGCCATGTACGGCTGGGACATAACGCTTGACAGTGTGGACACCGGCGAAAAGGAGATTGTGATATGGTTCGACATCGAGTACGGTCACTTCATCCGCGGGAACAAGGTGACCGTACACACTAACGGAAAAATTGACGTGCACCTGGAGGAACCCTTTGATAGTTGCGGCGCAGATGGACCTGTGAGAACGGTTGCCGAGGAATGGGCGAAGGCTCAAACGGCATATTTCAAAGAATGATGCTTACAAGAACAAAGACGCACTACAAGATATACAAGTTTGACTTCACCGGCAGCAAGCAGCGTATAAAGAACGAAGAGAGGCAACGTCTGCTAACTTGGAATCGCGCTAAGGAGATGAGCGCATTCAACATGAAGTTGATAAGCGACATGTGTGACGAGACGTTCGATGAGCTGGTTAAGTACACCTTGTTTGCTAAGTTCGCGGAGATAGAGCAGGTTGAGTATAAGTCAAAGAAGTACGGTAACATTCTTTGGGACTCGTTTGAGATTGGGATGGACATGTTGTATGCGAAATACGGCATGCACCACGAGCACCACTGGAGATCTGTGTACTACCTGGTTCCGGTGGAGCAGAAGAAGCTGATAGAGTACTTCGACAAGAACGCACCGGATTGGGTAACAACTGTAAAAAAGATATAAGATGAGCGAGAAGAAGTTAACCGTCAGCAACGACATGCTGACCAACAAGAGCAAGCTGGAGTTCCTTGACGCAGCATTCACTGCCGCTGGAGATGCCATGGACGGCCTTAATGATTTCCTTGATGCGGATACAGACGACGTAGACAAGGCGATGGACTTCCGCAGCGTGAAGTTTACCATCTCCGTGGATAACGATCCGGAAAGGGCGCAGCTGACTGTGACCCTAGTAAGGGACGGCGTGGAAGAGGTATCAGTCATACACGAACTAGTTCAAAAGAAATCATGAAAGAATTATCAAAAAATGAACTTAAGACACTCTTCGAGTCGCGGGATAAGACGCTGTACACGAAGAGCGGTGCGTTCATCTTCCGCAAGGCTATCGACGGCGAGACGATACTTACCATTGTATCCGGTAGGTTGGAGACCATCAAGACAGCTGGTCGCGACGAACGTGTTGTACGTAACCTCATGCTAGGCGGATCCGCGGAGACTTACATCATTCCATCGGATACCTTCAACAAGAGGTATGAGATAACTGGCACTACGTACAATATTGACGGCCAGGTGTGGACTTCGTGCGTTCCTCATGGAAAAGTTCACGCGTTCGAATACACTGGAGAACCGATAAAATTCACAGCTCCTTGGAACGAGGAGATGATGTGTGTGTGGAGGGCGACTACATAGCCACTCCTGTTGGAGGTTCACCGGACGACATCTACAGGATAGAAAGAGAAACATTTAAAACTACATACAGCCAATGAATCAACTAGAATTATTCGGAAACATTTTCGCTTGTGCTGGTTCGCTTGCGGTTCTTTTAATATTATTAGAGGAGCGCAATGAGCGAACTTAAGAACAGGCTGAAGGAGCTCCACGGAGAGATGAGCATCAAGCGCACCATAATATACATAATATTCACCAACCCCCAGATCTACCTAGGACGCCTCATAAAGCGGACGCTGTACATTGGCGCGATAACTTTCGTGCTGAGCTGGGCCTACTTGCACTCGAGTTTCGCTTCGTACACCATACACCCGGCCACACACCAGCTCATAGGCTTCGTGATCGGCTTGCTGCTCGTCTTCCGTACCAACACAGCGTATGACCGCTGGTGGGAGGGCCGGAAGTGCATTGCGGCAATCTCCAACGCAATGTGCTTCTATATCATGAAGCTGAGATCCGTTGCCAACACACACGGCGATGACTCTTACGCCGGAGACGGTGTCATTGCTTTTGAGGAATACTCCAGGGTCAAGTTCGTCACGTTCCTGAACGACCTCAAAATATACCTCAGCCAGAAGGACGACAAGTTGATAATAACACTGCCTTTCCACAAGAAGCAGATGACCGCCATAACGGACATACTGACAGGGATAAGGACACACGTCCAGTCTGGCGCGTTGGACTCTGGAGACGGCGCAGCGCTTGACGGATACCTGGAGGACATAATGGAGTACAGCAACAACTGCGAGCGAATAAAGAACACGCCGATACCGCTGGGCTTCTTGTTACACATCAAGACAAGCATATTCATCTACCTCCTTACTCTTCCGCTTGGACTCTTCCACGATCTCGGACTGATGAGCACATTCATAATTATGACCATCTACTACGTGATAGGAGGCATAGAGATAATAAGTAACGAAATAGAAAATCCATTTGCCGGCGATCCTAACGATCTGCCGGTGGAGGAATTGTTGAACAACATAAAAGAATCTATAAAATGAGCACGCTGCTCTACATATTCGTATTCGTAGTGCTGTTTTCCGCGCTAACAAGAAATCCACGTAAAAACAAATAATATGAAAACACAAGAGGAAGAAGTACAGAGTCCGGAAATCGACATGAGGGTATATCACAAGGACATCTACGAGGGCAAGGAGCCAATGAAGATCGTAGGCATTAGAAAGACTGAAGTAGAGCTTGAGGGGGACTACTCCGGCGGAACGCATAATATGATTCAGAGGGATTGGCATCCGATCAAAGGGTTGTTCCGCCTGAGGAAGGTCTGCGAGCAGGTCGAGAAGTTTGGGAGATGCACGCTCCACAACCTTCATTGTGGAGCGCCGGATTGTCAACCATACATATAACTATTATGCCTGAATTGGAAAAAACATACAATTGGGAAGAGTCTTATGACTTGGCTAGGGATGTTTCTGAGGCAGTGGATTCCATAGTAGCCAAACACGGCGGAGAATTCAAAGGCGAGATAAAAGTTACGGTTGAATACATCAAAAGATAAGAAATGTACACATACAATCTTTTTATATACGGACACGATCTCCTACAAGACGAGGACCTTCTGGATGACATATCCGGTTTCGAATTTCACTTCATCAGGGTTATAGATGGCAAGAAGTTCGAGGTATCGACAAGGTACCACGGCGGTTCTAAGTATGAACCGATGGTTTTGGGTACAGAGATAACCGATACTGACAACAATCCAGGTTTCGTGAATGAAGTCAGAATGGCCAATGAGACTGATTACGCTGAAAATTATGCGGAGTTCATCCGTTTGTTTAAGTCGGAGTTAGAAAGTGAACGGGGCGCAGACTCGGAATATGATTCGGCGGTAGATCGATTACTTAAATTCATAGATAGCACGAAGCCTGGATTTTACCTTTTAGAAGTAAGCTCATGAACGAATTTCACAGAATGCTGAGGGATCAGATAGTAAACGATGAAGGGATCATCGACATGTACAACATGAATTTCAAAGACTGGCCTACCGAAGACGGCGAAGGGCTTGATCTCGAGAACTACAGGTTTGTCGAGTTGACAGACGACAGGTTCGTTATGATAGCAGGCGGCGACTGGCAGGAGGGCGCGCAGCTCACTATTCAACTAGTGGAAGGCGAGTTGCGCGTCACGGACGTGAGCGACAAGTTCTCCGAAGGAATCGACATGGACGAGGAGGACGTGATCGAAATATTGAACAACAGTAAGTAGGTTAAAACATCATACGTACCAAAGCGTTAGCCGATCCAGTGGGTCGGCTTTTTTTATTGCCTTTCCGCTGCATAAACTTGGAAAAAATTCGACGTCGGTAGCTTTTCTTAAAAAAAGTTCTATAGTTCCGCGATATATACGAAAAGATAGTCATAAAGGCATCTCTCAACCTAAGCGGAATGAACATACACGATAGCATTAGAAAGGAATTCGGACAAGACTATGTGCTCGTCTTAGAGAACTCGAAGACAGTTCTCAAGGTAGACAAGGACAATAACGATTACATCCTTGAGGGCATCGCTGCCGTATTCGGGCAGGAGAACAACAACCACAGGATTTACGAAGAGAAGGAGTATCTTCCACACTTGGAGTACTTGCAGCAAAAGATTTCGAGAAAGAGACTGCTAGGCGAATTGGATCACCCAGCAAACTTTGAGACATCATTAAAGAATGCTTCTCACGTTGTTGAGAGACTTGACTACGATAAGGACCAGCGACACGTAAAGATTCGCGTAAGGTTAATCAACGGCCATCCGGCAGGTGAAATGGCTAAGGCGCTTGTTAACGCAGGTGTTCCGCTTTCTATTTCGTCCAGGGCGGCCGGCGTTGTCAAGGAGAACAAGAAAGTTCAGATCAAGAAGATTTTCACATACGACTTAGTGGCTGACCCGGGATTCGAACAAGCGCAGCTTGATAGGATCTATGAAAGCGTGTTGACTCAGTTCCACGAAGACGAAAAGCCAACAGTTCTTAATAAACTTAAGGACATCACTGCTGATTTCTTCGGGAATTACGAGGGGACGAAGATATATAAAGTTGAAGAGGATAACCAAGCATTCTTCAAAGCAATTGAAACAACAGAAAAAAACAATAACTCCCAGATGGCGAATGACAAGTTTGTAACCGTTGACGAGATGAATGAATATTCACGCGTCATCAAAGCCGCGATGGACAAGCTGAAAGAACAGGCTGAGGCTGCACCTTCAAAGGCTGCGACAGAAGGGATCACGGTCCTTGAGGCAAAGATCAGTCGCATCGAGACTTACATGAAGTACCTTGCTGAGAATGTCGATAAAAACATTCAGTATAGCGAATACCTTGCAGAGAACATGGACAAGAACATCGAGTACTCTAAGTACCTCGCTGAGAACCTTGACAAGACCATAACTTACTCTGAATACCTTGCGGAGAATTTGGACAAGAACATTTCTTATGCGGAATATCTCGCAGAGAACCTCGACAAGAACATCTCCTACAGCGAGTACCTTGCAGAGAACCTTGACAGAAGCATTAACTACAGCGAGTACCTCGCAGAGAACGTCGACAAGTCGATCTCTTACGCTAATTACCTTGCTGAAAACCTTGAGAAGGGAATTTGCTACAGCGAGTACCTTGCGGAGAACCTCGATAAGAGCATCTCTTACAGCGAGTACCTGGCTGAGAACGTTGACAAGAGCATAGCGTACGGCGAGTACCTGGCGGAGTCAATTGACAAGGGAATTTCATATTCCGAATATTTAGCGGAAAAAATTGAGAAAAACATAGCGTACTCGGAGTATATAGCTGAGAACGTTAATATCGTAACTCCAGCGGAAACGCCAGTTGCTGATAATAAGAGAGTGAACGAGAAGGTAGACTACTCGGCGCTTTCAACCAAGATTAACTCATTGCTCGAATCTGTTACAAAACAGAAATCAGCTTCGGCACTGAATGAGAGTAAGTACAACTTCTTCAAAGTCCTCGACGAGGATGTAAGGAAGGAGTTCAACGCTCTCGATGAGACCAAAAAAGAAAAGGTCGTAGACGCACTCCAAAAGAATGCGTGGTTCACAAAGTCTGACATTCATAGAATATGGGAGTCAGCACTTGTTGAGAAAGCAGTCAATGACGAGCCTCTCTTCATCCAAGCCATGCCAGACAGCATCAAACCTATCTGGGAAAGCATGACGGTTACCGAAAAGGAAAAGATCTACGCGCAGAGCTCTGCATACAAGCTGAACACTGCATACCAGGTAAAGAATTTTTGGTCAACAAGGAACCTGAAGAAGGGAAACGTAGGGCTGGTAAAGCTTAACGAGAACGAATCTGCCGAGGGCAGCAAACCGTCGAAAGTTGGTTACGGAAGTGACTACATGTCGAAAGTAGCTGCGGACTTAGGCAAGCGATTCAAAAAGTAAAAAAAATCTCAAGTATAAATCATGAAGATGATTAACGAACAAGAGATCTTTGATACATGGTCTCCGATTATCGAGAGCAACACCTCTATCAAAGACTCAAACAAGGTAGAGTGGCTTACAAAGTATTGCCACTACCACTCCCTGAATGAAAACGCCGCTACATTCCCACAAGGTTTCGCGACGTTAGACGGTATCCCTGGACAGGGTGCTCCGCTTGCTCCTACAAGGACTGCAAACGGTTCCGGTGACAAGTTTCCATCTTTGCTTCCCCTGGCTATCCAGGTTGCGGCTAAGACTGTTGGCTTCGACATCGTACCAGTAATCCCGATGCCAGGCCCAACTGGCGTGTTGACTTACCTTGACTACGTTTACGCAGGTGGTAAGCTTGACAGCGCACAGAAGCCATTGGTTATCAAGGCCGCTATCTCCGGTACTTACACAGTAGGAACTTCCTACACTGTATCGTCTGGTGGTAACAGCATCCCTCTTACCTTCGTTGGCAAGTCTAGGATCGACGGCTACCCGGTGTTCAAGGTTGGTACCTCTACACCGTCAACTCTGCAAATCGCTACAGTGTTCAATACCTCTTCGGTATACACGCTGACTGACGACTTGGCAGCAACCATCACCACTAACGTGGCAGCTTCCCTGGTTTCGGCTCTGGAAGACCACATCGCTGGTTTCACTGGCGCAGGTGACACAGACGCTTCTAACTGGGAAGGTCCGTACGCTTCAAACTCTTACGTAGGTCCAAACACCCGTGAGACTGGAGAGTCGACCTACTACAGGTCAATGGGTCTGAAGACTTTCACTAAGTTCGTGGAAGCAAAGACTTATCAAGCCGCTGCATCGGTTACGACTGAGCAGATCCAGGACTTGAACAAGCAATTCGGTATCGACGTAGTATCGATGGTTGAGAACGCTCTCGTAAATGAAGTTTCTCAGTCGATCAACAAGCACATCCTCGGAAACGCGTTTGCACTTGGAGCTACGAACGCAACCGCTTTCGCTGCAACTGAAGGACAGTCATTGAACCTCAACTTGGGATCACTTCCAACTGTTGGTACGTTCGAAAACCAGGCTACCTTCCAGCGCAGGATCTTCTCTAGGATCTTAGCTGCTGCAAACGTTGTAGCTAACCGTGGTCGTCGTGGACCAGCTAACTTCGTAGTATGTAACTCTCAGATCGCTACTGCCCTGCAGGACATCTCTCAGTTCGTAACTGCGCCGTTCGCTAACACGATCAGCCAGAACAACGGATCTTTGTACCCAGTAGGCTCGCTTGCAGGTATGACAGTATACGTTGACCAAAACATGAAGTGGAACGACACCCGCGTTCTTGTCGGCCGTAAAGGTACTGACGACGAACCAGGTCTGAAGTTCATGCCTTACATGATGGCAGAGTCTATCCAGACAATCGCTGAAGGTTCTATGAGCCCGAAGATTGCTGTGAAGTCTCGCTACGCTCTCGTAGAGGCTGGATTCCACCCACAGTCAATGTACTTTACATTCACTGTAACTTTGCCATCATCAGGCCTAATCGTCTAAGGATCAGCAAGTTAGATATAACTCTTATGATTATAACCCTCGGAAACGGGGGTTATTTTTTAAAATCAATTATACAATTAATCCACTGCATTATGGAAATAGGAATTTACAAAATCAGAAATAAATTAAATGGTAAAATTTACGTCGGATCTTCTAAAGAACTTCCTTCACGTTGGAAGCATCACGTCAACTCACTCAAACGAGGAGATCACCATTCGCGTCACCTACAAAGAGCATGGAATAAGTATGGCGAACAGTGGTTTGAATTCGAGATCATTGAATATACGGAAGAATCTACTCTCGTAGAACGAGAACAGTTTTATTTTGATACGCTTAAACCGTGGGATCACAGCATTGGATATAACATAAGTCCTACTGCGGAAAGTTGTATTGGAATAAAACGCACAGAAGCGACTAAGCAAAAATTACGTGATATAAATCTTGGAAAAAAACACACAGACGAATCAAAAAAGAAAATTGGTGAAAGTCTTAAGAATTCTAAGAAATGGAGAAACACAATAACATCGGATGAGTATAGAGAACGGCAGCGTCAGGCAAACCTTGGTGAGAAGAATCCAATGTGGGGTGGCGAGAATGCAGTTCGTGGAGAGGACCACCACATGTTCGGAAAATTTGGCAAGCTACACCACCGTGCCCGTAAGATTGCTCAGTATACGAAGTCGAATGTATTAGTTAGGGAGTGGGATTCGGTTGCCGATGCGGAACGCGATGGTGGGTTCGGTCATGCCAACGTGGTTTCGTGTTGTGCTGGTAGGTTACAGTCGGCCTACGGGTTCATCTGGAAGTATTTAGACTAGTTGCTTGCGGTACTTCTTGAAGACCTCTATGTCGTGTTCGTCTATCCCCCCACTTGCGGAATTTTGCCAGGTCGTATTCGCCTAACCCGGCAGCGAACAGTTCCCTCGTCTGGGTTTCCACCCCGCCGTTCATCTCTATCAACACTGCTACGGCGCAGGCATAGCCTTGCTGGAAGGAATTTTTGGAATCGGTCATTGGAGTGAGATTAGGTGATTATACTTTAAAACGTCCGCCTGCGTCCAGCCGTGGTCGATTCTCTTCTGCTCGAGGTAATCTATCTCATCCTGTATTTCCTGTGTTGTCATAATTATTATGCTGGGATCGAGTATGATCCTGGAGGTCTGTTCTTATTTGTTACGTGTTTGAGTATCCACTCGTTGGCTTTTTCGAAGTTTCCCTCGTAGACAAATTCCCAATAGTCATCGGATTGCTCGTTAGAGTTAGACCATCCGAACGCGTTGTCCACTATCTTCTTCCGGAGAGTATGGTCCACAGACCACGCATCTTCCTCTTCCACCCCGAAGTGTCCAATTGCCTCGATGAGGAGGTAATCGTCGGTGCTCGGATTATCTGCTACGTTAAGCAAGAACCTTGACAGGTGTGGTTCTGGTATTAGATACTCCGCCCACTCCCTTATGGATGCCTTCTGCCCTGGTCTTTCGTCGGTGACCATGTGATATATCAGCTTCTTGAGTCCATCAACTTTAGCAACGGCAAGGTTCGGAGCCTCTACTGTTGCAGTCCTAAGCTCGCCTGCTTCGTCTTCGTATTTGAGTCTGAAATTCATTCGTCTAATGAAGAAAATAAAGATTTATTCCATTTGCTGTTGTATGAGTCCGCAATTTCGAATCGTCCGTCGTGTAATGCCTTCCAGTAATGTGATCCATCATGACCATACTTGTCGCTCTCTTTCGAGTTGCCCCAAGTAAAACCGGTGTCAATTATCCGTCTCCTGACGAACTCCTTGTTCTGGTTTTCCAAATAATCAGTATCCAGTATTCTACTTGCCTTTTGCTCTAAAAATTCCGGGCCCTTGCGACCATTCTTCACGTTGTGTATGAACCTCGATAGGTGTGGTTCCGGCAGCGTGTATGTTATCCACTCGAGCACGGTGGATTCGCTGTCTGGCGTGGATGAATCTACAGAAGCCATGTGGTATATCAGATTTTTGATGTCCTTGGTTTTCTCTACGGCCTCGTCCAGAGAACTTGCGGTTACGTCGGCCGTCTTGATCTCACCGTCTAAGTTCTCGTATTTCAATTTGAAGTTCATGACTTATTCTTATCATCGAAGGAAGACGGCATCAACTTGATATTGTGTCTGCCCGCAAACTTCACGAGCAGGGGAATCAGCACGGATCCACCTGGTAAGATAGCCATAGGGATACCTATGCCTACCATCTTGAGCAGGTCGTGGAACTGCTCACGTACGGCTTCGTTTTCAGCCGGCGTAAGTGTTTCGCCTCGCATGTGTTTAGCTACGAGCTCTCCTGCCACCTTCGTCTCCGCGGCCTCAATCTTCATGTTGGCCGCAAACTGCTTCACGCCCTTGACCAATCCCTTTCTATACCTTATGACGAAACCGACGAAAGTTATGCTGACTATGTATTTTCTTAGTTTCATTTTGTTTGTTATGCAGCCTTCTTCTGTATTCTTTGCCAGGACGACCACATGGTATTTCCATCTTTGTCTCTGGCTGTTATTACTATTCCGCCGCTTCTTCTCATGTAGGTGAGCGTGTTGCGTTTGGTTTTTTTTCTTTCTTTCTCCACTACAACCTTTTTAGTAGATGCTTTCTTAGCCACCTTCTTCACCGGTTTTGCCTTTGCTTGGATCGGTTTCTTCGTCTTAGGATCTAGCACCTTCGCATGTCCGTAGTAGAGCTCGGATACGGTCTTCTCGATCTTCTTGCCCTTCTGGTTTAAGCATATAGCGATGGTCTTCACTTTCTCCTTGCGTATTTCCTTTACTGTTAAGACGTCGTCACCCAATGACAACAACATCCCTTTGAATAGGTCGTCTGACTTAATCATGATTTTGTTTTGTTGGTTATACGCAAATATACGAAATAAAAATGAGAAGGAAAAATCCTTAGTTTGCACTGTTTGCAGGCGTTCGGGCTACCGCTTTTCTTCTATGTAAAGTATCTTTACGCATCTGAGTTCCTCGATGGTCGCTTTGTCCTTTACGTTGTGTAGGTCGCCGACGGTGCATCCGAAATCCGGCGGGTGGTAGCTGACGCGTACTTTGCGTTTCCGTGCAAGGTTGTTTATGACGGGACGGAGCACCTCGATGGTGTCGAACGCTTTGAAAATGTCTGCTATGGATTTTTTCATTTTAATTCGTCCAGCCTTTTTGACAATGCTTCAATCTCCTCCTTCGAGTTGTTAGGGATGTTGACCGTCACGAGCTGCTTTATAATCCGCTTGAAGTCGTCCATGTCCTTGGCGATGTGCATGTCGAACCACTTGGCGGTGATGTCGACGTTGCCCTTCCTGTGGAATCCTTCCGGGCAGAGTACTACTACCCTCTGGTTGAGAGCGAAGCTCGCAGGTCCCACGATCCCAAGTTCCATCAGGGAGATCGGTGACTTGGTTCCGGGCTGCAGGTAGAAGGCAACAACGTCGCTCTTCTCTATATGCTCGAGTTCCCATTCGACCTGTTCGACGAAGTTTGGATCGGATTCGTCTTGCTTCCATGAGTTGTTCCAGTCGTCCCGCCTAGGGTTGAATATTACGAGCTCGTCCGCCTTGTCGTTGGAGATCCCTGAGGATAGAAACTCTGTCACGTCATCCTGCCACATCTCGGCTTTGCCCATCTCGATCGACCCTGCTAGAAACATTGTGATTGACCTTTCTGTGGTCTTGTAAATGTGAGGCGGTTTTATGGTTACTACTTTCATTTCTTATCCCTCCCAAACGCTCCGCCTAAAATAGCCATCATAGCTGCGGTTGACTGGTGCTTCTGATGCATTGCGCTCAATATGTGTCCAACGAAGAACAACTCGTTTGCGTGTACGCATACTAGCGATGCTTTATTGGCAGCCTCACACAAGTTGTGACTGCTTTTAAATCCTTCGGTTGCAGCCTTTGCCAATGTCTCGGCACGCTCGTTTGTTATCCCCAGACATTCGATCAATGATTCCGACTCTGGGACGATAGTCAATATTGTAAAAGCGCCAGGCGCTTTTTTCTGATCCTCGGCAAGGACCTTCTTCTTTCTCTTCAAGAAATCTAACATGTTTTCAGTGTTTAAAAGTTACAAGGCAAAATATGAAAAATTCTCGAGAATGTAAACATAAAAATAAAATGTCCACCGGGTGGTCCAGAACGCGAGTTTTGTATGTTGACTTTTGCCCGCATGCCATACCTGGGTTGGCCCAAATAAGATGAATATATACGATACTGGAGTAGAAAACAAATATATACAGGTATGAAGAAGATCAAGGAACTCGAGTCTTTCGGGAACATTCACGAGGGCGCAACGCCACAGAAAGCCAAGATGCGATTTGACATCAGTGCCAACCTACGGAAGGTGGCAAAGATGGAAAAGCTACTGGTTGACATCGGGCAGATCCTCACCGAGATGGGTGACGAGATCATAGCGCTCAATCTGACGTACAGCAACATTGACTCCGAATCGAAAGCAATGCTCAACAATATGAAGCTCAACGTGGATAACATGTTGCTTTCGCTCAAAGGCGAACACAAAGAGGGTTCTCTCACCGGCTTCGTCGACAACTGTGGCAGGCTACAGAGAAATCTTGAGAGGCTCAAGCACGGAAGGATCAAAAAGACAAACAGATCATGAAATTAGTAAAGTTCCGCATTTTCGAATCGGCATCCAAGATACTGGAGAACGAAACGCCTGAGTCCGTAAGCGACCAGATCTTAACAGAGTCTGGACTGACCAGGGAAGACCTTGTCATGGTCAACGAGGGAATCCTCGGGGACATCTTCGGTGGGTTGCTGAAGGGTTTGAAGGAGAAGATCCTCAAGGCTGTCCCGGGTTCCATTATGAAGAAGGCTGATGCCATCCTAGCGGAGTATCGCTCGGCCAAGATGGACATCTCCGACAAGATAATGAGGGAGAGGAACAAGATCTACAAGGCGAAGATTTCCACGGACGACGATGACAAGACTCACAACGATGAGGTGAAGATGAGATCCGAGAAGGCGATCCAGCAGATTGAGCTTGCGAACAGGAGCAAGCTGGAAGCTATAGAAAGGAAGCTCAAGTTACTGACTAGAGATAAGAGCGATACGCTCAATGACTACGTACAGTTCCAGATCGCACAGATTCAGGAGGATGCAGCTAACAAGCAGCTGGATGACGCGGAGAAATATGCCGGAGAGGATCTGCTCAAGGAATTGGAAAAAGAGGTTGAAGACGCAAAGCAGGCGAAGCTACTTGCCAAGAAGGCTCTCGAAGAGGAGAAGGCCGTGAAAGCGAAGGCTGACGAGGACAGTGCCAATGCGAAGAAGGCGGAGGACGAAGCCAAGGCCGCTAAGGATAAAGAAGCGTCCGACGCTATAAGGAACAACCCGGACAATGCCAAGAAGGGCCAAGTGTGGAAGACTAACAATGGCAATGAGGTTGAGATCGTGAGCACCAAGGATAACGAGAAGGGCGAGGAGCTAGCTGACGGGTTCATCCTAATCAAGGGCAAGAGCGGGGCGAAGATCACGCAGAAGCGTACTAGCTTGAAAGAGCTAGTCAAGGACGTCGATACAGAACTTAAGAAAGTAGCGTAATGATTATAAGCAGATTCAAGATGTTCGAGTCCCTGTCAATAGGGGCAATCGAACGCGGAGAGTATACGGAATTGATAGGTGAGTCCCTAGATGAGGGAGCCATCTCCTCCATAAAGAACTTCTTTTCGAAGATGTTGGGTGGAGCCGTCGACAAGCTTGACAAGATTCTGCGCAAGTACAGAGAGGCTGAGCTTGAGTACTGGACCGATTGGGCGGATGCGCGGTCTAGGATGAGCAGCGCCGATACGCTTTTTAAGGACGCGAAGGACCAGGTTAATAGGTCTAAGTACGAGGAGCAGAAGGAGCGAGTCAAACGGCTTGCGATACAGGTGGACGCCAAGCACAAGGACATTCTCGAATCACTCAGGAAACAGGCGGATCACATTATAAAGGATAGTGCTAGGCTCAAGGATTATTACGAGATGAAGCGTACCAAGATAGACGAAGAAGTGGCGAGAGAGTCGTTCGAGATAGTAAAGAAGTCCACGGACGACACGACCATACACGACCTCTTCGATAACCACATCGCAGCGGCAGTCAAAGCTGCCAGAGAGAAGTACGGGAAGTTCCAAGAGAAGTACGGCGACATAGCTTCGAAGGACTCCGGGTTTTTTAAGGACATACGCACCGAGGATGATGGCGAGCTGAGAGTCGCAGGAGTTAAGATCGCGGACATAATAGCCAGACCACTCGAGGAGATCCAGGACCAGATCAAGACTATGCACGCAGACGCCCTTGGCGACATCCTCAAGTATCTTGAGAAGGAAGCCAAGAAGACTAAAGAAAAACGTGACGAGGAAATCAAGCGCCTCAAGGTGAAGGTCACCGACAAGGACCAACTGTCTGCAGGCATAGAGGACGTCATGAAGAAGTGTAGGGCTACTCTCGAGTCAATAGAGAAGAAGACGAATTACATCGACCAGCTATTGTTGTCGGTGCACAACATAGGCAAGGAGATAAAGAAGAACCCGCAGATCGTCACAGACAAGACTCCGGACGAGCTCGGTCCACACAACACTACAGTTGCTGTCAATACGGCGATAGCAAAGGCTTCGGCAAACGGTAACCCGACTGTGGACAACGTAGAGGCGGTGATCGATTCGAAGGTCAGGAGCAATTTTGAGAATGCGAAGGAAATAATCGAGGAGTCTCTAGGCGAGCCGATAGATGATGGCGCATACAAGCACATTGTCAACGACCTTGTGGCTCTGTACGGAAAGCTGGTATTCTTTTACAAGGACATGAAGCAGAACGTCAATGCTCGTACATTGGAGATAGGTCTGGTGGACTTCGCAGCCCAGCTATACAAGGAAAAGAAGAAGGACGGCCAGTTGAACCGCAACCTCAGCGACAAGGAGCTCGAGAAAAAATTTGAAAAGTACGCAAAGTGATGCTGAAGAAATTTAGACTGTGGGAGTCTGAGATTGACTCCATGAAATCGAAGGAATTCGTCATAGCGCAGATCAAGTCGGCGCTCGGCGAGAAGGTGTATGTGGTCCCCAATTTCAAGGAGATTGTCAAGGAGGGCGAGCCGCATCAGATGGTAACTCTTTGCATGCTTCAGGATGGGCATTCGTTTGCCTTGAATTTTGCAGGCAAAGAACTGTACAGCGTCGATTTTTGGACACCGGATTCCACGAAACCCGTCGGAACCCTATACGTTTCGAGCAGAGGTTTGAGCGTTGCAGACGCAATAGATGCAATCCCGAAATTATTAAAGAACCCGAGCGCGGAAGTTGTAGAGAGCCTACACGAATTCGAAAAGAAGATAACTCTGGAAAAACCTAAGGCACCGAAGGACGTGATAACGGATCCAGGAGCTAGGAAGGTTCAGAGTGATATTGCAAAGGCAACAACCTCGGCGCAGGGCGAGCCTTATACATTCCAAGACAAGAACACTATTTTCAACGACTTCAGGCAGTACCTTCGAATGGTTATAAAGGGCAAGTGGGATGCGTTCCTTTGTACTGGAATGGCCGGCATAGGGAAGGATTTCATAACCAACGATGAGATAAAGAAGGCAGGGCTCGAAAAGGATAGGGATTGGGTAAAGATCAGGGGTAAATCCTCTGCTGCATCCATGTACATCGCGTTGTACAAGAATAACGGGAAGCTGATCGTGTTCAGCGATTGTGACAGCGTATTTAAGGACGAAGATGGCATCAATACTTTGAAAGGTGCACTCGAGTCAGACGCAGCCGAACGTGAGATAACGTGGGGCGTCGCTAGGCCCATTAAGGATCCGGAGACTAACGAGAAGGTTCCGACCAAGTTCCTGTTCACAGGCAGGGTAATCTTTCTCAGCAACATAGCTATGAAAAACCCGGTTCTGAACAAGATCGACGCAGTGAAGTCCAGGTCAATGGTTTTGGAGGTAGCTCTGTCGCCAGAGGACATGCTCGCATACGTGGAGGAAATGCTTCCGGTTGTTCAGCCGAAGACTCCGTTGGCCACGAAGAAGATGGCGATGAACACTATCAAGAGCGTGGGCAAGAGCAATCCGGAGGTCAAGCTCAACATGAGAACCCTTTTGAAAGCCATTGCCATTTTGGAAGAAATTGACGACATCACGGTAGCAAAGCGGATGATAGTCCAGCAGTGTGCATATTAAATTTCCAACCCGCTTTAAAAAGCGGGTTTTTTATTGAAACAAATTTCCAGACGGTTATATAATTTGTATTGAAACACATTAGCGTGTGTGTGGAGTTCTAGCGAGCTCTCGAGCCATCTCAAGGTGGCGATCACATCTGCGCTTTTATTGTAAAATAACAAGGTAACAATGCACAAAACAACGAAGGCATCCCCTGCGATGCCAAACGCATACATTGCGTCAAACAGAAACCGTCTCAAGGTTTACGGTCTCCAGCAAGTTTACATGCGCGGAGGTCAGGAATTCGAGATCGAGCTATTCAATCCACTCCAGGAAACGGTCGCGGCCAAGATCTACATCAACGGCAAGCCTATTTCCAGCAGTATGGTTGTCCTGAAACCAGGTGAGCGATCCTTCCTCGAACGCTTTCTAGACACCAACCGCAAGTTGAAGTTCGATACGTATGAGGTCGGAAACACCGAAGAATCGAAGAAGGCAATTGAGAAGAACGGATTGGTACGCGTGGAGTTCTTCAAGGAACAACCCATCACACCCTTTGTCACTACAACATTTCCGCCGTACTACACGACAAATACATTTTATTACAACACTAATCCTTATTACAACACTAATCCTGGACTTGGTTTAGGTGGTACGTTGACTGGAACTGGTTTAAGCGGTAGCACATTTACTACTAATAATAATGTATCTTACTCTACGTCTACTACGAACGCGTCTCCAAGTTTTGCTAAGAGATCTTTTGCGCCGGATGTTTCTACTTCACTTTCTGATGATTCAATCGAGACTGGAAGAGTTGAAGCAGGTGGAGCTTCAAGTCAAGACTTCAATTCTTATTATGGAAATTTTCAAACATTCTATTTTACATACGCTGAGTATCAGATTTTACCTGAGTCGGTCAAGCCGGTAGAGGTTAACAAAATCAGGAGCTACTGTACAGGATGTGGAAATCGCCTGAGGAAACAGACTTGGAAGTTCTGCCCGGGTTGCGGTACAAGCGTTGACTAACATTTTAATTGATAACAAGCGAAAGGGACCCTAATAAGGTCCCTTTCCATTTTATAACTTATTGATTATCAGCTAGTTATAGGTTTAAAACTTTATTTTTCCGTGTCGTTTTTATTACGTAAATTTACACTATAACAAACGACCAATGTTAGAAGAAACAAAAGAAGTATTTCTGGACTCTCCGTTCCAGAAAGCAATCTATGACAAGATCGAGAACGATACTTGTCACCTGGCGATAAACGCCGTTGCCGGCTCAGGTAAGACGACCACAATAGTCAAGGCCTTGAAGTTAGTTCCAATAAACCCGAAAACACAAAGACGCCAGCCGACGATCTTCCTTTCATTTAGCAAGGCCATCGTCAAAGAGCTGGAGACTCGTTGTCCACAAGACGTTTACGTGAAGACGCTTCACGGCTGGGGGTGGAAGGAAGTGAAATTCCGTTTTGGGAAATTCGTTCAGAAAGACGAAGCAAAAATTTCAAAGATAATTTCCAAGCTCATCCCTTCGTGGAATCTCCCTGTTGGAGAAGACTGTGAGTCACCCGAAACGTACGGCTCTCGCATTGAGAAGCTGGTAGATCTCATGAGGTTCGCACTCCCACAGTCCCGTGAGGAGATCATGGAGCTCTGCATCAAACATGAAATAGAGCTGCTGAACGGTGAGATAGATCACGCAAAGGAAGTTCTCCTTATATCGCGGGCAGACACCAAGACTTTTGACTATACGGATATGATCTACTCACCTGCTACAAACAAGTCGTATAAGTGCATGAAGTTTAAATACGTGTTCGTAGATGAGTGTCAGGACTTGAATCCTATGCAACATGCCTTGGTTAGAAAACTCATCGACCCAGATGGTGGGCGACTCATTATAGTAGGCGACCCTCGCCAGTCAATATACGGTTTTGCCGGCGCAGACATTGACTCCTTCCAGAAAATGGCAAACTTGTTTCCGAATACTGTTGAGCTTCCGCTCTCTTATTCATAGTTCCGCACATCATGCCGGCACCCAATGCCATCCGTGGAGTTGTGCGCGAAGGCAGCTTCACTGAAGTTGCCGACGGAGACTTCATATTATGCCGTAACACCAAGCCTCTTGTTTCCCTTTGCCTCAAGTACATCTCGGAAGGCCGTAAGGCTACCATCAAGGGCGGCGACATCGGAAGGAACTTAATCAACATGATTAAGAAGACCAAGATCAAAACGCAGGAGCCTTTGTTCAAGAAGTTGAATGCGGATAAGGTGAAACTGATGGATAAGGTGAAGGACCAATACCCATTCAAGGAGGTTGACAAAATCCCGCTGGTTGTTGCAATGCAAGATAAGATTGATGCTCTTAAGTCCATAGGGCTTTCGTGTAAATCGAACCGCACTGAGGAAATGATGGAGACGATTGAACGGATCTTCGCCGATGAGACTTCAATAGGGATAACGCTTAGCACCATGCACAAATCAAAGGGACTAGAGGCCGACAACGTTTTCATTCTTGAAGCTAATCTAATCCCAGCAGTGTACGCCATCCAAGAGTGGCAGCGAATACAAGAAGAGAACCTCGAGTACGTTGCCCGCACACGTGCCAAGAAGCAGCTGGTGTACATCAACGACTACTCAAGCGACGATCGCATCAAACAACTTAAGGAAGCAATCAAAAACAAATTAAAATAAAACCATGAAAACAGAAGTCAGATTAATTTCGCTCGGGGACATGCCGAACAGCATACCGGGAACACATGAGCTATACGAGATGCGTGTGAATAATACCAAAGTTGCCGAGCTGGTACACCGCAAGTCTAAGGACACGTACCACATCAATATGACGGACACTCCGTTTAAATATCTTATCGGAGGTCTTAGTGCGATGTACGGCACGTTCAATAAATTCCAAATTGAAAAGGACCTTGGTGAACAATTCGACAAGATGTTTGCTGCCCTGTTACGATTCAGGGTGAAGTACGACAACAAGGAGATTCCCGCTCGCGAATTTACTGTGAGGGAGTCTGAGGACTATCCAGATCACTATTTGATCGCCGATGGCTTCAACCCTGGTGTTTCGCACATTGGTGGCGGAACACTTCTTAAAAAATATTGCACACGTTTAAATTAAAAGGCATGAACACAAGATATACACTCATTACATATTCCCAATTTCAGACTCAGATGGATGAAATGGGTTTCAAGGAGATCGTAGTGCCGGGAGTTTACGAACGAATTTGGTCGTTTGTTATTGTGAACTCCCCCTACGAGATCCGGGT